ACTCTGTCAAAATCGTTTTTTATTTTTCTTTTTAAAATCTGTTTGTCGTAAAGCTTACCAATATCACCTTTTACTTTTTTTGAAAAAGCGTAAAAGTCCGAAGATATTACTTTTGAGGCGTTATCAATTAACTCCGTTATTTCTTCCCGCTCCCTGTCGATTGGTGTACCTTGATTGCTTTTCCTAATACTGAAACTTATAAAGTTTTTCCCTATCGACTTTCCCTCTTTGGATTTGCCATCCTCCCCGCCGGTTGGATTTTCTTCATTATTGTTTTTGTTATCTTCTTCTTGCTTGATATTCTCGTTTTGAGATTGTAGCTCTTCCTCATCTAAAGGGTCTAGCCCTAACTCGCTTCTTACCTCGTTTTTAGTTTTAATGCCTGAATTAACATAGATTTGGTTAATCTGAGCCTCAACATAAGGGTCTGCCTCTTTTTCGTTTTTCCAAGCAAATTCAATATCTGTTATGCCAAAATACTTAACCAAAATGTAATTATGAAGATTTTTAACCCAATTCATAATCGGCGCAAGGCCTTCTTCAATTGCTGTTTCCTGAGCTGTTTCGGCTGTTGCTCTATTCATCATTTTTGTAAGCGCTTGAGGGCTTATGCTAAAAGCAAAGCATACTATCCGGCTCAACCATTCATCAAATTCATCTTTTAAAACCGGTTCTTTTGTTGGCGTGTAACTAACCCCGTGTGGAATAAACTTAAGCTTTCGTTTGTTTGCTAAATTGCCCTCAATAATTGCGTCCCAATAATCTTGAAATTCTTTGATCTGTGCAAAACTCCAAACCTCCGGTACACTCGCTAAAGCTTCGGGAATGTTACCCTCTGAATAATATTTTAATTGCGTAATTTGTCGTCTAAGCGCAATATTAACTGTCATAATAATTTGCTCAACCGGCGAATATCCATAAAGTTTATGTGTTCTGATGTTTCTCGGCTTGTAGATTAGTTCGTCACTTGTATAATCGACCGCATTTAAGCCTTTCAAAATTTGTTGATATGCAGGGTCTGGTGTGATAGGCGTTCGGCCTGTTATATCTATAAGCCTGTTTATTGTTGCTCCATCCATAAGCTCTAAGCTGTAAAGCTTTCCACCAAGATTCATTCTTGGATAAATTGTTGGCGCATCTAAGACAAACAAGTCTTCTAAAACCGCTCTTAACCAAGTACCGTGGTCGTGTTCCCTGTCCGGAAAAGCGAAAAAAGCTTCAAGTTCTTCTATTTTTTTGTCATTTTCCTTGTCTTTATCTTTGTATTTAAAACCCCAATTTAGCTTTTCAATTTGGTCTTTTCTTGTCTCAATAACTAATCGCAAAAGGTCGTAACCATCCGCAAGACTTCTTAACTCTTTAAAGCTGACGCTGTCTTTTGTTGAAGAGATACGCGTATTATGGCCGATTTGATAATCAAACATTCTGCCTTGCGCTTCTTGTGCAATAGGCTGTAAAGGTTGTTGAGGCGACATCCACCCTTCCGGTGGTACGCCTGATATTGCATATCTTACGCCTGAAACAACCCTGTCAATCATTGTTTGTGGAATAGGTGTTTTTTCTGCCATAGTGAACCCTTTTAAAAATTTTGTTTATTTTAACTAAACAATAGGCCTTCGTTTTCCTTCGTTGTATTGTTTATTCTTTCTTCTGCTATGTTAAAATACTTCTCATCTAGCTCTATACCTATAAAGTTACGATTTAAATTTTTACAAGCAACGCCAGTTGTTCCGCTTCCCATTGTAAAGTCAATGACTGTTTCGCCTTCATTTGTGTATGTTTTGATTAAATATTCCATAAGTGCTACTGGTTTTTGAGTTGGGTGTAGTTGGTCTTGCCTTCTCCATTTTTGAGGAAATTCTAAAATACAGTCAGGGTGTCTCATTCCATCTTCTGAACCATACTCAAAGTTTTCTTTTGCTCCAAAGCCCATATTATTGTATTTTCCTACTTTAGATGTTCTTTTATAAGGTTCACCTTGCATCATTTGAGCATTGTAAGTTGTCTTTTTCCCATTCTTTTCAAAAATAGATATATTCTCATGCTTAGTTAGAGGCTTATATTTTGCAGTAAAAGGACTACCACATTTCGACTTTTTCCATATCAAATCATACTTATAATTCTTAATGTTACTCATTCTTAAAGCACTACTAAAAGGTTCACTACCAAAAAGTACAATAGCTCCATTTGGTTTGATTAACTTATTTAGTCTAAACCACATTTGGTCGAATGGTATAATTGAATCCCACGAACAAGCAGTTGTCCCGTAAGGTTGGTCAGTTATAATGGCATCAACCTTAACACCATCTTTAATTAATTTGTCCATTACTTGTAAGCAATCACCATTGTATAACTTAATCACCTACTATTTCCTTTGTCTCTTCTGTTTGTTGATCGTATAACATACGCATAAAATCAATTATTGCCGTACCGCCTCCATTAAAGCCCATAAGCTCTTTGATTGCCATACTTGTAACATCAACTTGGTCGTCGTGCGCTCCACTTGGGAATCGACTTAGCTCTAAAATATAATCGCTCACCCATTCTGCGTGTTCGGGAATATAAACATAACCGCTCTCAATAAATCCTACTATTTCCTGAACCCTTGTTACTTTGTCATTTAATGCTTGAACGGCCGTTATAGGTATTGAGTGATTGCGTCTTAAGTTTTGAATTAATGCCGTACCGCTTGCTTTATCCTCGATTAAAACCTTTGATGGTTTCCATTTATGATATTCTGAAATAGCCATTCTTTCAAGTTCCGGCATTTCCCATTTGCCTCGCGTGATGCTCAATAAATAGATTTTATTCTCAAACTTACCCCAAGTCGCTATTACCGAGTAATCGTTTAATTCGGCCGTCTTTTGAGCTGTGTCGGCCGTCTGTATAATCATTTCAAATTTTGGCGGAACGACCGTGTATGTTTTCCACCAAGATGTTTTTATAATGCTACCACCTAACGGTGTAGGCCTCCCCTGATATAAAGCCTCAAAGTCAAAGCTACCGATATTTTGTTTAATTCTGTTTAAAGCCCATTCGCTATACTTGTTCGACCATAAAGCCTTACCTTCATCACTTAAGGCGGGCAAATGAATAAGCGTCCAATTTTCGGCAAACTCTCCGCCTCTCTTTTGCTCTTCCAATAGCCTTCCGACCAAATCATCTTCGTGCCATCGTGTCATAATAATAACTATTGCCCCGTTTTTTTCAAGTCTTGTATAGGCTGTCGAAGTGTACCATTCAAAGATGTTTTTTCTTATTGTTTCTGAATTAGCCTCTTGTCTATTTTTAACGGGATCATCAATTAAAAACAAATGAGCACCTTTACCTGTCGCTGCACCCCCAACTCCAGTACCGTAATAACCACCTTTTTCATTATCCAAATCCCATTCGTTTTTTGCGCTTGATTTTTTTGAAACGCTCCTACCAAATATTGTCGCAAACTCTTGTGAGGCTACAATATTTCTTGCCTTATTCCCAAAATCTCTCGTTAAATCTCCCGAATATGAGGCCGATATAATTCTTTTGTTCGGATTCCTTCCAAGATACCACGCAGGAAACCGTATTGAGGCCAATTCGCTTTTGCCGTGTCGCGGCGGAACGGTAATCATCAATCGGTCTATCTCGCCTCGCTCAACTCTTTCTAATGCACTTGCGATTGTCCTATGATGTTCTGCTATTTCATATTGCGGAAATGTATATTTTGTAAAACCTAAAAGGTTTACGCCTAGCAATCTCTTTTATTACATCAATCTTTGAGTACAATCCCGTACCTTTCTGCTATTTCTGTAAGCTCTGCTTCTGAAATGTTTTGGATACTGTTTTGAATAGCTGTGTTTACTGTGACATTTGTTTGGGCTTCGGGTTGTTTGCCAAATAATGTACTTTTGTTTTGAGCTGTGGTTTTTGAGTGGGATTCTAAAATAGGAATTGCGGATATACCTAATGACAATTTCTTTTTTGGGTCTTTTTCAAGTTTGATTTGCTCGCTAAATGTACTTAAAATAAGATTGTAAAGACTTTGATTTGCAAGTGCTGAATTATCAAACATATCTTTACGCTTTTTGACAATATCTTCAATTACATCATTAACGGCCTTAAGATGGGACTTCGGAATCTCCGTAATAGCCTCAAGCGCCCTTTCTACGGTCTTTGCTTTCTCCGTAACTATCTCCGAAACTGCCCATTGTCCCTTCTTGATATTCTCTGATAACCTACCGCTTGAAAGGTTAAATCTTTTGCAAATATCCGCCTGTGGCATTCCTGATTCATAATACTTTTTTATCTCTTCCCAGTTATGCTTTTGAGGTCTTGCCATTTAAAATAATCCTTTGATTGATTTTATTAGTGCTAATATTATTTTGCAGTCTGCGTCTAATAACCGACTGATTGTTCCTTTGTATTTCTCGACTCTCAAGTTTTCAATATCTTCGATGATTCTTGATTCTTTAAATCGAAGTTTATATTGCTTTGTAAAATAAGGCCTAAGTCTGTTATCTTCTTCGCATTTTTTATTTACCCAATCCTTTTTAAATTCCTGATAAATAATTTTGGCAGTAATATTTACATCATAATCGCATATCTCACATAAATCGTAATATTCGTCGATTGCGTCTGCCAAAGATTTACCTTTTTTGTGTTTTAAAATGTTAGCATAATTCTATGATTGTTTCGGAGGTTTTGCTCCGATACTTGTAGTTTTTATAGATTGCCTTTGCTTTCATTGTTTATCCTTTTTTTCATATCTATTGCAACAAAAATTCGGAAGTTCTACGGCGTGCTTTGTATCTAAGGTGTTTTTTATACCACAGAATTTAATCCATTTACAATTCTCACAAGTATTTTGTAACTCTACAAGCTCTGCGATTACTTCGTGAAATGCATTTTTTATTAGCTCATCAACTTCAAAACCAAGCTCTTCTCTTCTTATTACAAACACATCTTGGAGCCATTCTATTTTTTTTAATATCTCTGTTTTAGGAAATTCTCTCATTGTTTAGCCTTGATGTCTAGTATCCATTGACAAGCATCAAATAAGGCTTGAAGCTCATCATCTTCATTGAAAATTTTAATAACTCTCTCTTTGTCATCTTCACATCTATAAACAATACATTTTCCTCTAGCATTGTTATCATTTGAATACAACCCACTCATCAACTCATATCCATTGCAAAATGCATATTCTTTACATTTAAAGGAGAAGTAATTATATTCACAACCACTTAATGTTGGTATCCAATCAATACACCTTACTCTTTCTTTGTCAGCAGGATAATACTGTATTTCATTTCTACAATAAAATTCAATTACTTTAAGACTCATTACTGCTTCAAACAACTCTTTACTAATTTTGTAATCCATAATCTACTCCTTTATTTTCTAATATCCATTGACAAGCATCAAAAACTGCTTGTTGTTCTGAGCTTGCATAAAAGTTTTGAATAACTTAATCATTTATTTATCTTTAACTCATAATCAAATAATTCTTGATATACCTCATTGCAGTGTCTAAAGTAATATCCCTCATCTTTTGATAAATCATTTAAGTCTATCCATACACCTTTTAAGCCTAAGTCTTTTGCATATTGCTCTATTATTTCTTTTATATAAACAGCAAATCTATATTTATCAAGTTTAAAGTTTCTAGTTAAAAAAGTAGAGTTATTATCCTCATAACATATTGTAACCTCACCATCAACAAAACTACAGCTAGTTAC